ATTATTTAAGCTTACGCCTTTTAAGTTCTTAGCCATTAATATCTTTTAGACTTTTTCTTTTTCTTTTTCTTTTTACCGTACATTACATTATCCTTGTCGTTGGTCCCTTTTTAGAGACTTTCGAAGCCCCTTCTCTTAGCTTTTTAAAGCCTTCTTCCTGGGACATTGTTCTTATTTCCATTTGGTCTTTCCTAATAGCTGTTGCATAAGGATTATTTTCCCTAACAACAAAGTTGGTATTCCATTTAGGTGCTGAAGCTCTTTGACCGCAAGAGGTACAGTTAAACATCCCATCAGGATTAGGTTCGTTACAATGTTGACACTTACTCATGTTACATATAAGTAACTATATAAGCAACTCTTGAGCTATCTAGTTTTACTGTGTTTATTGAAATAATTGTATTATCTGTTAATGTAGCTACAAAAGTTTTAACTTCTTTTGCTAACGAACCATCAACGCTACTAGCATTTACACTAATATCATTTATAATAACTTTTACTTCTGCTGCACTATAATTTGCCATTTCTTTCTCCTATTAGTTTTAAAATTCTTTATAGGTTTCGGAGTGGGAATAAACCCACTCCATAGTACCTAATAACTATTTATGATGTTGTAACTGCTCCGTCTTTAGCAGTATTTCCATAGAAATACCATTTAACTCCGTCACAAACGATTTCAACATAGTCTCCCTGTTCTGCAGATGTTCCAAAAATTAAATTTGAAACTCCTGTAGCACCAGAGGAACCTGGGTTGTCGTCACTTGTATCAACTTCAGACTCTGCTATTTTACCGAATAAAATTGCAGAACCAGCAGCAATCGTAATTGCTCCAGTTGGCGTGTTTTCATCAACGATTAACTTGTAATTAATACCAGCTTCTAAAACAGTTGGTAAGGTAACACTGTAAGCACCGCCAGCTGCATCTAGGGTAAAAACTTTACCGCTATCTTCTACTGCTTTTAGTGTTTTAGCTCCAATTAAATGTTCAACTGGAATTAACATTCCACCATTACCACTATTTCTATTTAAGTAACCTGTTTTCATCTTACAATCCCTCCACGTTATATAGAGCGTGTGATTCTGGTAAAGTGATTTCAAGACCTGCTTCTGTTAGAATCATGTCTTTTCTTAAATCCTCATCTGCACTTTGTACATTTGTCATGATTTGAGTATCACGGTTAATACCATTACCTACTAATGGTCTGTATGCTAACTGACTCATGTCAGCCATAAGCATCATTCCACTTGCAACACCTCTAAAGAGTGGTTGTTTAACCAGAAACATACTTCCGTGCACAGTATTGATTTCCATCAATTTGTGACCAAAGTTGCCTTCAACATTATCCATGTTTACTCTGTAAGGAGCATTTGCATGTCCAACAGATGCGTCGATAAACGCACCGTCGCCCATTTTGTTAAAGAATGAAATTACTGGTAAAGAAGCCATAACAAGTTTTTCACTTGCTCCGCCTCTTGCTGGGTCAAATATAACTTCCATGTCTGATAGTAATCTATCGTATGTTAGCTCAGCTTGTGTTGTACTTCTGTAATATCCTTTTCCTGAAGAATAAGATAATGCAGAGTCATCCAATACTGGAGCTACATTTTTTAAGATATTTCCTACTAGACCTTCAGTATACTGAACGCCGTTTACGCGAGCTTTTTGACCGAAGAGCATAGCTCTTTCAATGTCAATTTTATGTTCACGTAGTTTTTGAGCCCAAATTCTTTCGAACTCATTCGCATATCCACGGTGACGTGTTGCGATTGCTGTGTTAGTTAATTCACATGCTGTTTTAAAGATTTGAGTATAACCGTAGTCATCGTCTAATGTGTCTGAAAACGTATCAGGCGACGCAGTTCCTTCCTCAAATGAAGTTCCAATTACTTGGGCTACATCATTATTAGAAAGTATGTCGTGTCCTGTTGTGTCTGTTTGAGACGTGTCTATAACTCTACCTTGGAAGGTAGTAGCGGCTGAACCTATTGAAGGTCCTGACTCAACTCTTACTAGTGTTTGTGCATACCCTGTTGCTGCGTCCACTGTTGATACTGCAAAAACCATTCCTTTTGTAAGGAATCCAATTGCTGCACCAGCTGCGTTGTCAACTGAGAAAGTATGAACTTCACCTTGTGCAACGGCACTTCCACCGTTTACATCAGCGGCTAGTGTAAAGCTTCTATCAGTATGATTTATTTGTGTTCTGTTTTCAAGAAAACGGAATACGTTATCATCTGTAGCAACTTTAGCTGCTTGGTTCAAGTACACGAAAAATGGTGACTCTTCTGGGGCAAGTTCTGCAACTCTATCAGAGAAGTCATACAATTTTCTTTGGTCTGGGGCTTGCCCATAATCCGCACTTGAAGCAGCGGCTGTAATACTAGACGCTTTTAGTTGTCCTTGATTAAAAGCCATTTTAATCTCCTAGTTTATGTATGTTTACTTTGCTATTTTACCACGAGACCCAGCATTCATAATTCTATCCCACATTTGGTCCTGGTCGTTTTTCTTAGGAGGTTCTCCTCCTTGTAAAACTCCTGCAGGTTGAGGAATATTTTGAGCTTTTTCAACTGCTTCCTTATTTACATTCTGTACTTTTCCACCGTCTTTTTCTTTCCATACTTTAATTAAAGTATCTAAAGGTAAGTCTCCTCGTGGAGTAGTAGCAAAATTTAAAAATTCTTCAGCTTCATGTTGAGAGAGTTTATGTCTCGACTGTAACTCATTTTTTAAATTATTTACTGCCATTGCCTCTTGCAGTTTACCAAGTTCTTGGTCAACTGTTTGGTGTACAAGCTCTTTTTCTCTCGTCACCCTCATTTTATAGGATGCAGAGTCAGGCTTGTAATAGGCGTCCCAAGGGTCAAAAGATTCAGGGTCTAAGTCCTTCTCTTTTACCTTTTCAGATTTTCCTTGCATTGCAGATTCCATAGCTTCTACAACATCCGGTCTAGAATCTAACAGATTTTTTAACCTAATAAGCTCTTGTGATTCCGAGTTTAAGTTTTCAAAGTCTGCTGTTTTCTTATCGTACATTGATTGAAACTTTTTAGTTTCTGCTTCCCAGTCAACAGAAGTAGATGCTTCTACACCTTCTTCTTGAGGTTGCTCTAAAGATAAAGCATCTTGCTCTACCGTTGTTGCAACTATTGGGTCGTCTTGGACAACCTGGTTATTTTCTTGTTCGTTTGCCATGTTTTTTCTCCTTTGCTGATTTCACCTAAGTGCATAACCAACATTGATTTGCTTTATTGTCCTTCTTCATTAGACATAGAATCAATAGCTGCGTTTAATTTTAATAGCTTGTCTTTTTCTTTGCTCTTTCCTTGTTCGATAACTTCAGTCAACCTTGATTTGAATTTTTCCGTTTCTGTACGTTTTCGTGCTGAAACAGTTTCTCTATCTGCTGTCTGTAGGTCACCTTTGAGCTCTTTTACTTGATTTTCAAGTGTGGCTATATATTGTTGCATCTGTTGCATACGTCCTTTTCTTTGAAGAACACCTTCTTTGTCAAAGATTTCAGTTTTCTTTAAAACCTCGACATCGTCTACCAGTCCCATTTTATACGCTTCAATATAAGTATTATATTCTACTTGTTTATTGCTTGGTAAGGTTGAACCTGATATTACTCTTATATCATGCTGACCCAGAGATATATCGTTCTGAATCTGCAAAATTTCTTTTGACTTATCATCGTACATTCTATTATTAACAGTAAATTCTGTTAAATCGTTATTAGGTTGTACTATTCTAAATTTTTTCTGGTAAGTATAATGTGATTTAGATAAGTTGTAAACCACTTTACCAACTTGAGATAGACTTCCTTCTATATCTCTAAGTTTAGACTTTCCTCTTGATTCTCCCATTTCCGATAAAAGCATCGTTCCTCTAACGCTTTCAGCAGCACCGTCTTTAAATCCTTGTAACAGTTCTGGAATACCGAAGTTTAAATCTATATACTTTTCTACTCTATCTATTAAATAATAAAACTCACTAGTTAAAGGAGCTGGTTGAGGATAGTGAGGTTCCCCAAATTCTGGGTTGTATTCAATAACCGCATTTGGATTTGCCCAATCTTTTTCCAACTGGCTAACACTATCAACACTTCCTTCTGGAATTAAAAGTTTTAATCCAGCTGCAGACTGAGCGTGTGACAAAGTTAAAGAAAACAACTTATTTAAAAGTCGCTGCGAGTCTTTAACTTTGTTCACATCTGATTTTGGATAGGGAGTGCTTGTCCAAATGTTCGTAAATGGAACAATTGGATATATATCAGTGTCTAGAGTACGCTCAAATAATAAAATGTCTCCTACGCTAGTGCATTGAGCAATTCTTGTTTGCATTATTTCAATTACTTCTAATTGACCGCTTTCTAAAGCCGCTAAAACTTCTTCGTCTTCTAAAAAGTTTGCATATACTTCTTGGCTAATAACTTTCTCGGTACCATCTACGTTACTAAAAACTCTATAGAAAGGAACCTTTACTTTATAAAACCTGTCTAAAATTTGATATTTTTGATTTGTATAGTAATCTAAATTCTTTGCTTCTGCAGGAGTAAACACTTGTCCAGTGTTTTTTAAGTTAGAAGAAGGATAATCTTCTCCATATAGAGTATTACTTCCAACTTCTATATCATCAATAATTTCTTCTAAGTTTGGATATAAATTTAATAATTGTTCTTGAGTAAGAAATGTAGACAATATCATTCCAGCAGCATCTCTAAAGTATCTATCTCTAGAAGCTGGGTCTACATAAACTCTAAAAGGGTCTACGTGAGTATATTTCACTTCACCTCTACCAAAATCATCTTCAGGGTCTATATAAATGTACATATACCCCAAACCTGTTACTGCATAGTCGTGAACAACTTGTTTAAATACAGTATCGCCTTTAGATATATCCCAAACATATTCAAGCAATCCACTCCAAACATTAGCAATCCTACTATCAGAATCTTCTCTACCAATAGCTAAAAATCTAGCAGGTCTTGATGTTAGTAAGGATTTTAATTTATCTACAGCAGCATAAACTCTATCTATAACAAAGTCTGCTTGTCCAACAGATGCTAAGGCTCTAGATTCCTCTTCAGTATAATGATTACCTAAAGTAAAATCAACGGCATTTCTTGCTTCTACGTCCCAAGTACTTCTAGCATCTTGCCATCTTCTGAATAAGTCTTTGCTTATCTGAGGCTTGCTTTGATTGTTGTCTTTTTTAATAGTTCTCTCCCAGTATATATTTTATCCTAAAAATACCATATATATGAGACTTAAGTCAACTTATTTCTTATATTTTTTGTCCTGTGACCCAATTAATAGCTCTTGAGGCTAAATTGTTTTGTTTGTCAGATAATCTATCTTCTAATACGTTTTTATCCATTGCAGAGCTTTTAGGAGGCTTTGCTGTTGTGACAGCATACCAAAGTCCGTCAAGAAGGTCGTCATTCCTTCCTTTCGGAAATTCAAACATCTCATCTATTATTTCTTCGTGTTCTTTTTTAATAAATAGCTTTCTAGAATTTACTATCGGGCATAACAACGCCTCCAACCTATCTTCTTTTTTAATTCCTCCAGGAGGTCTTATTCCCTGAGAAAGACCTGGAGCTAATTTTCTATCTTTTCCAGCTAGCTTGTTAACGTGGTCTTTAATAATTCCTTGAGCCCCGACTTTTTCTACATTAACTCTCCTAACGGGGTGATACTTTTTAGCTAATTCAATAATAGTCTTAGGCATATCGTATAAAGGAGAGTGTTCTCTATAATAATCTATAATATATATATTTCTATCACTATCAATACCTATGGTCATTATTACTTGAAAGTCACTTCTTGCATTTGTTTCATAAGCCAGGTCAACTCCCATGTAAATATTTACAGGTATAGCAGATTCGTCAATCATCATATAGTTAAATCCGTTTCTTTCTTCTACATGACCTCTGTACTTATTGATTCTATCTATTTTAAATTTTGCGGTTTCTACGTCTCTAGCTTCATTCATGTACTCTTGAGCAAATTTATGAACTAATCCCATTTCTGAGAACCTAGATTTAATATCATCTAATTTTTTCTTTGTAAAATAGTTAGGCCACAAAGGAATTCCGTCTACCATCGCTTTTTTATATAATACATTCCAAGCAGACTTTCTTCCATCTTTTTCCGCATCTAAGTATCCGTCATATACGCCTTGAAGAAAAGAGTCGTAGTGGACTATTGTACCAATAAGCCATATTGACCCTTCTTGTTCTTTTGAGTTTTCTAATGCGGGCTCTACCGTAGACATTACCCATTCTTTAATTTCCCTTCTTCTATCTGGTGTTTTAGTATTTAATTCTGATTCAAAGTCATCTAAAATAATATTAGTATATCTTAATCCTAATTGAGAACGACCACGTAAACGTTGACTCGTACCTTTAGCAATAATCCTATCTCCTCTAGCAGTAGTAAATTCTTTCTCTGTCCANTTNCTTCCTTTTAAGTCGCCAAAATAATATTGTAAAGCAGGATTAACATCGATATGATTTTGAATATATTTGATATGGTCTATAGCTTGAGACTGTTCTTCAGATACCCAAGCAATAAATTGTTTTTTTTCCGGAGGGGCGAAGTATAATTGATACAATAACGCCGTTTTTGCTAAGGTTGACTTTGCATGACCACGAGGTAGTATGATACAAGCTCTTTTCTCGTCTCCTAGCAACAAGTCGCTTAACTCATACTGATAAGGAGCAGGACTAGACTTCATAAAATCTTCAGGTAA